CATTAATGTTTCAAAGTCAGCAACACCTTTTTTGGTGCCGTCGACGTCAGTTCCAGATACACCTGCATCTGTTATAGTTCCACTAGTATCTTCTGCAATAGTATTTAAGTTAGCAATAACTTGTCGAATACCCGTTTCAGCTACACCAACTTGGTGTATCCTAGACTTAACCATATCTGTATAGATGTTGTTAAGGTGACTAGATGAAACTATTGAATCTGATGCTACTTGCGATGATGCAAGCGTCTGACCATAGCCGCTGTCGCCGCTTCCAGTCCCTAGTATAAGTGCTACTCTCGATTGTAAATTATTTAACCGAGCTGCGGTAATATCTGCCATGTTTGATCCTTACACTTTTAGTACGCATTCTATTAATTTTTCGCCTTCTTCATTACTAGTTTCAAGTGCTATTCCGACCAAAGAATTTGTTGCAATAGTTGTACATATACCGTCTGCCCAAGCATACAGTGATTGTCCTTTAGACACTCGACCTGTTACTCTTACAGGTAAACGTCCTTTTAAACCAATTGCTTGACCGTCAAGTTCTGAGTTCATTAAGTATGCTGGTTTATCTGATATAACACCAATACACTCGTCTCCTACTTTAGCTGCTCTAGTTTCCGAAGTACCACCAACTGCCATTGCAGTTCCTACTGGATATTCTTGATCCGTTGTATATTTTTCTGCTAAATCCGCATAACGTGCTTGTGTTGCAGTACCTTCGAATAAGTTTGCAGCAATGTTGCCTGTTGCGTCTCTTACTGCAACAGTATTATTTGAAGCACTAGCACTTGCTGTTCTAAAGTCTGTACCGACTCTTAGTGCAGTTGCTTGTGAAGCTTCACCTGTAAATGCTGATGCATATACATTGGAAAATTTAAGGGAGCCGCTACCTAGTGCAAACGTGTTGTCTACTGCTGGTAGAATACCTGAAGAATTAAACGTAACCGAATGTGTTGTTGTTCCAGAACCGTTTGTTGACTTTACCTTAATTTTACTGTTGTTGCCTGTAATATTTTGAATAACACCGTCAGTGCCGTTCTCAATTAATAGCTGTAAATCCTGTGAGTTACCAATTTGTATTCCGCTGTCTGGAAATTCAACAGTAGTTGTAAAAACTGTGTTATCGCTTCCGGATTGTTGAATAAAGTTTGATGCTAGTACGCCACCTAAGCGTAATGAGTCTGAAGAAGTACCCCAAAAGTAATGTCCTGCTGGAGTAGTTATACCATTGGATGCTAATTTAGTATTAACTAGTGTAATACCCTTCTTAAGTCTATCAAATCCTGTAACTGCGTTACTTACTGCAATATCAAATTCAAATGCACTAACCATCATTACAACTTCACTATTAAGTGTACCTGCGATAACATTTCTGTTTGTGCCATTAGTATCAAGAAGTTGCAAGCTTTGCATTTGGGTTACGCCATCACCTGCGTTTTGTGGTCCAATTAATATGAATAGTGTGCCGTTGTAAACGTACAATTGATTGTTAGTAGTATCCCACCAAAAATCACCTATTGATAATCCTGTTGGTTCAGTTGCAGAAGCCTCTGATCCTCCATTTGTTCGCCACTTTGTTCCGTCATAAAACTTTAATTTAGCTGAAGCTGTATCATACCAAAGCTGACCGCTTAGTGGTCTAGCTGGTGCTGTTGCTCCGCTAAAGTTTTCTAACAAAAACAGAAAGTTTTCATTTTGTATTTCGCCATAACCTGCGTAGTTCTTACCGATGAACTTTAAATCGGTAGTTTGATCGACTGTCCCGTCTTCTACGTTGGTTAAAAGCGTATTATTGTATCTATCTATTTGATATGCCATTGGTGTAACCCCTAAGTACTTATGTTATTTATCGTTTTGATCATATGTTTAATAAGCAGTTGTTGCCTGCCACTCCCATGCTGTTCCATTTGACTGGAACCTCATCAAACTACGTGCTGCAGTTAATGAAACGTTACCGCTAGCACCAGCAAAAACAATGTCTTGTACTACTGATTCGTTCTGTGTTCCGTTTGAGTCAACTGCTATGTACGAAATAGTTTTAGCAGAGTTTACATCAATACCACTTGCTGTTGCATTGGCATATGATGTGCAGTGTAGTTTAGCTTGCTTATTATTATTAATTGTTGCAGCCGGATATAAATCATTTAAATATCCTGCGACTGCTGCTTGTAGTGTTGAGCCTGTTCCTAATCCTGTAATATCAAATCCCATTACTATAGTTTCATTTGCTATTTCAGTATCTGCATAGATCTTTGTTGCAACGTCTTGTACGTCGGTAGGATCTTTAACTCCAGTAATTTTATGATTACCAGTAATTGCTATATTGCCGCCTGGTGAAACAACCATTCCGCCAGTAGCTGTAATATTAATATTAGAAACAGAATTACTAATAGTATTACCGTCAATTCCAATTGAATCAACTTGTAGTGCTGTAAGTGTTCCGAGTCTAGTTAGTTCATCTGCGTATAAAATATTTGACAAACTAGTATTTGTTAGTTTAACTTGTCCTCCAATCTTAATTGATGTAGTCGTATCTGATAAATCAATATTTTTATTGAATGTCCAAGCATCTGTTGCTCCTAGCCATTGAATAGTTTTGTCAGTATCAGTTGACAACAGTGTAACACCACCGCCTTCTGCTCCAGCATCGTCTCCGCCAGTACTATCTGACTGGTAGCCTAGTTCGATATTCTTGTCTTCAACCCTTAATGTCACAGTATCAATTGTTGTAGAAGTTCCTTCTACAATTAAATTTCCTGTAGCTCTGATATCGCCCTCAACATCTAGTGTGTATGCTGGCAATCTGTTAGTAGTAAAAATACCAACTTTAGCTGTACTTGCATCTACGTAAACAGCGTCAACAATTAGTGAGTTAAACTGATTACTACGCACACGCAAACTCATGTCATGGTCTAGTAACTGATTTTCTATATAAAATCTCTCACCGATCACTTTTTGTACGTTGTTTTGTGATAGACCAATTGTCAAACCACCGGAGTTTTGAATAGTTAATGAACCAGTTGTTACATCATTTGCGTTTGATGCTAAAAACTGTTCAGCTGTTCTATTAACTCCTGCCGCATCTGTAAGTGCTAGTGAACTGCTTGCTACTCCAAGCCATTTAAAAGTAGTTGCATTAATAATATTAATGCCTTCGTAAATAATTCCAGTTGTATTTGTTGCAGTAACTAACCCTGGAATTCTTTGTGAGTAAGTAGGCGTAAATTCTATTGCACTTAATACTGCTGACAATGTTCCGCCAACATACAAATATGCTATTGTACGTGATCTGCTTTGATTATCAAGTATACTACCAGTTTCAAATCCTGTTTTCTTTTGGGTTACAGTGTATTGTGGACCAATTAGTACTGTATCAGTTCCGTCAAATGCATAAAGTTGATTGTTTAGGTTATCAATCCATAAATCGCCTGCTACCATTGTAGGCAGTGTGTTTTGGACAAACGGTCCGCCACTTGCTTTCCATATTAATCCGTCAAATACTTTTAATCTAGCTGCACTAGTATCCCACCAAAGTTGCCCTGTTAACGGATTACTCGGTGCTGCTGTGCTAGAGAAGTTTTCCAACAATTTAATAAAATTTTCATTAAACGCTTCGCCGTAGCCTGTATAGTTTTTACCAACTAATGTAAGGTTTGTACTAGCTGTGTCAATCTGTCCGTCAATTAACGATACTAGTAATGTACCGTCTGTTTTGTTTAATTGATAGCTCATGATGTAACTCCAGTATATATAATATAGTTAACAGCTAGGTATGGATCTAAGGTATCCATTGCAGTTCCTAAAGTAGTTGATGTCTTAATACCACCACTTGAAGCTAAACCGTGTGTTCCTTGTGATCCAGACTCTATTGAAAGTTGAATTGCTCCTGTGTCTACAGGAGTACCTGTTCCAACTCTTGTTGCATAGTACTGTGTTCCACTGTCGCCTTCCATATCATGTTCGTGTTCTGGCAAATTTCCTATTGTAATTGAAGTACTTTGAGTGCCTCCGCTACCGCCAATACTGTCTGCATTTGCATCTGTTACTCTGTTGGCACTTGCACCGCCCATATTGTCCATGCCTAGTGCAAATCTTCCTCGCATATCAGGTAATGCAAAAAAGTTAACTCCTGCATCACTAATTAAACTAGCATCTTTAAAGTTAAACCCAATAGCTAACCATAATTCGTTATAATCTGACTTTCTTACTTCTGATCCATCACAAAATAACCAACCTGACGGAGTTGCTGTGCCGCCATATGGCATAAACACTCCTACTGGGTTGAGTGGAATATCTTTTATAAGGTTACTTTTTGTAATTCTAAATACGCCTGTTGTTCCAGTAGGCCTATTTAATAATACTTCGTCGGAATTCTCTGCGGAATACGTAACATCTTTATTGGAAATAAACGTATCAGCAATTGACATATTAAATGTCTTAGTGCTTCCGCCTGTTTGTCCGTCAAATTCAAAGCTTGCAGCTTCTACATCTCCAGAAACTGCAAATGTTGTAGCACTTGCTAGCTTATCTGACGAGCCTGCTCTACCACTAACTGTTCCACTTACGTTACCTTGAATGTTGCCGTAAAAAGTATTAGCATATACACTGTCGTACTTGTTTACTAACGTACCAATGTTTCTAATTGATGCTGAATCTGGTGCAATATTTCCAGTTTGCAAAATACCGCCTACATCAACATTACCGCCTATGTATGCATTAAGTGCAATGCCCATGCCGCCTGTTGTAATAAG